AATAAAAAATACAATGTACATGATTATAAAGTAAATGGATTTATAGTCGACGGAATTAATTCTTTGGTACTAAGAGAGTCAAGTTTAGATGGAGGCGGTGTTGGTTCAATAGGCGTAGGCGATATTTTAGTTAGTCCAAAGGGGTATCAGGGAAGAGTTGATAGTATTTCCACTACTTTACTGAATGGTTCACTTGTTGGGACTGCAAGCATTTCTATAAGAACAGGAAATTTTGCTGTTAACGAAACAGTTTCAGTTTTAGGCGAAACAACATACGCTGAAGTGCAATCTTATTCAGTTCCAGCCCAATACACCACAACGAGTAATTATGATTATGAATTCGCTTTAAACGAATCGAAACGTAGAATTAAGATTGTTGATCCTCAATTAGTCGAACAATTAGTTAAAGAGTTTGAAAATATTATATGAATAAGTTTCCAAACGAGGGAATTCGTTTTGCTGGCGACGTAAGTATACGTAAGCTAGAAATTGTTTCATCTGCGAACTATAAAGTTAATATAACGAATCAACTCATTGGTATTGAAATATACGAAGATTTGTTTGCTCCTTTTACATCAATGATGATTACTGTTCGTGAATCGCTGGATCTGGTAAATGCTCTTCCACTAAGAGGTGAAGAGATATTAAACTTAGAAATTTCAACTCCAACTTTTAATGATGAGAACACATTCTTTAAAGGGAAGTTTTACATTTACAAGATAAGCGATAGACAGATGCTTACAGATCGCAATGTAGTCTACACAATGAATTGTATTTCCTACGAAGCTTTAACTGATTTAAATATAAAACAATCTAAATCTTATCAGGGAAACATAGGTGAAATTGCGACAAAGATCATAGGATCTGATGGCCTTGGCACAACTAAGAAAAGCAATGTAGAAGCGACAAGAAATTCCATAAAATACATTTCAAACTTCTGGTCACCTATTAAAAATTTAAACTTTTTAGCAGAGTCTGCGGTGAACATTGATGGAAGTGCATCTTATTTATTTTACGAAAATAGAAGCGGATTCAATTTCACCAGTTTAGATAAACTATATCAAGGCGATCCATATCAGAAGTTCATAAAAGATAATTATGTTAGAGATACTTACGTGAATACTTCTATTCGAAATATAGAACGTGATTATCAAAGAATTTTAGATTTTAAAGTGCGTGTCCCATTTGATGCTATAAAGTTTACTAATGCAGGTGTCTACTCCTCTAGGCTATATTCGTACGATTTAGTTAAGAAAAAGTATTTAGCAAAAGACTACAACGCTCTTTCAAACTTTTCAAAAGACGTGCACTTGAACAAAACTGCAGTCTTTACCGACATGAAACCAGTGTCTCCGTTTAATTTCATATTCAACGAGATTAAGCACTATGGTAGTCACACTGGATACGCAGATACGAGTTCTGTAAATATAGATCAACAGCGTAAATCAAAATTAGGTTTACTGAAATCGTGTGTTGTGGAAATAAACGTATTTGGAAGAACTGATTACACTGTAGGTCAAAAGGTGTATTTAGAAATGCCAAAGCCGGTTGTTATAACTGAAAAAGATCAAGCAAATGCAGATCCGCAGAATGGATTTATCGATACGATGTATTCCGGATTTTACATAGTTACTGCGATAAATCACGTTATATCTCGTGAAAACCATACATGCATAATGGAACTTTCTAAAGATTCTAAATTGGAGTAATATGTTATACGTTGGCGTTATTGAGGATCGCAATGATCCATTGAAACTCGGCAGATGCAAGGTCAGAGTCATAGGTTTGCACACTCACGATGCTGCAAAATTACCTACAGTCGACTTACCTTGGGCTATACCAATGCAGCCAATTACTTCAGCGGCTATTTCAGGAATAGGATTTAGTCCATTAGGATTAGTTGAAGGAACTAGTGTTATCGTAATGTTTAGAGACGATGAAAAGCAATTCCCTATTATACTTGGTTCTATAGCTGGAATTCCTCAAAGCACATCGGCCGATATCAATGCAGATGATTCGACTATTAGAATTAAAATTGACGGTGAATTAAAACAAGTTAACGAGCAGTCAAACGTATTACTTGACGGATCTGGAAATGCAGTAGTCGATAGCTCAGGCAATCCAGTTACAACATCACAAGAACCAGTAACTTTAGAAAACAACAATAAACTTAAGAGAGCTGTTGAATTCACTCCAAGTAAACAGTGCGTTGAGCTTATAAAGAGATTTGAAGGTTTAAGATTAGAAGCTTATCAAGATTCGGTAGGCATATGGACTATCGGATATGGAACTACACGAATTAATGGAGTTCCAGTGCAACCCGGCATGGTCATAACACAAGCACAAGCAGAAGCATTTTTAGCAGAAGACCTTAAAGAATTTGTTCCAATCGTTCAACGTAATACAAGAGCTCTTATTACACAATCTATGTTTGATGCGCTTTGTTCTTTCACCTATAATCTAGGTGGAGGAAATTTATCTAAATCGACTTTGCTTAAAGATTTAAATTCGAGTAAGTATCTCGATGCAGCTGCTGGATTTCTATTGTGGACTAAAGCAGGAGGAAGAGAGTTACTAGGACTCGTTCGAAGAAGATCTGCTGAAAAAGATTTGTTCTTATTAGAAGGAACACCTAATACTGCTGGTGAATTGCCAGTTCAGGAAACACAATCTGAACAAGCTCAAGTTATAACAAACAGTGTTGTTACACCTAGTGCAAATTCAAACAGCGAAGCAACACAGTCTGTTTCGAGCGTATTAGGATTTAGAGATCCTAATAGAAAATATCCTCTCTATTATGATGAACCTGATACTAACCGATTAGCTCGTCACGAAGAAATTAATAAGACTATTGTATACAAAAAAGAAGCAGCACAGTTAAAAGGTGTTGAAGTTGCTGACGGAAGTACTTGGGATCAACCTCCTATCCCATACAATGCGCAGTACCCCTTCAATCACGTGATGCAAACCGAGTCTGGACATATACTTGAATTTGACGATACGCCAAATAGTGAAAGAATCCATCTATATCATAAGTCTGGTACATTCACAGAAATAGACGCTAATGGAACACAGGTTAATCGTATTATCGGTGACGGATACGAAATCTTAGAAAGAAATGGATACGTACAAATAAACGGTTCTTTGAATGTTACCATTGACGGAGCGCATAATGTTCTAGTTAAAAATGCTTTGAACTTAAATGTTAATGGGCTAACAACAGTTAATATTTTCAATGATGCAATAATGAATGTAAGTGGAGATATGTCGCTGAGTGTAGGCGGAGCGTTTTCACTTAAAGCCAACTCAATTGCGCTAGAGAGCGATACAGCGATAAACGCACTTGCAGCTGGTGGCAACTTCAATATTGAAGCATCGGCCGAAGCAAGTGTTAAGGCGGGCGGTAATGCTAAACTAGATGGAAGTCAAGTACACTTGGGAATGGGTGCAAACTCCGCAGAAAATTCAGGCCTGGAAACACCGGCAGCGTCTAAAGAACCAGAGATGCCTGAATTTGGAAGCTTAACAGTTATAACACGAGGAGCTTCGGCGGGTGGTCAGTACGAAACACCCGAAGAAGGAGATCCAAGTGTGCATATTCAAAAGCAAATTAATAGTGGTGCCATAAAGAAAGAAGAAATGGATAGCGGTACTCAAGAAGATTCACAAGAGTTAGAGCCACCAGCAGTTTCTCAAGAAGAAAAGAGCTGTGACGCTATCTTTATGAAGTCTACGTTTGAACCTTCCTTTATCTTGTCTAAGAACTTTACTCTTGGTGCTCTCACTAAGAATGGAAGTCGACCAATAATTGCACAGCAGGGTCTGAGTATTCAAGAAATTGTGTGTAACTTAAAAGGATTGTCTGAAAACTGTCTTGAACCTATTAGAAACTTGTATCCTAATATGGTAATCACTTCTGGATTTAGACGTCCTCAAGACGTAGCCAACTCTTCAAAAACTTCAGATCACTATCTTGGCTGTGCAGCTGACATCGTAATTCCTAATCTTGGTCGTCAGGGCCACTATGAAGCTATTCAGAAGATTCAACAATTAGTGCCGTATGACCAGTTATTATTAGAATACCAAGGTGCAAGCACTGTTTGGATACACGTATCGTTTAAATATAGCGGATCAAAAAAGCAGATCTTTACTATGCGTGATCATAGGAGAATCGGTGATTTTGGTCAATTCGTATTGGTAGCTTAATATGCCTCAAGTTGCTCGTTCTTCTGGTGTTGATACAGTGTCTTCTCCTCACGGCACTGGTAAAAACTGTCTTTTTCCTACAACACAAGCTACTGCTGAAGGAGTTTCTAAGGTTTATGTAGAAAGCATACTAGCAATCCATATTGGTAATGCGATGCAAGTACATCCAGCTCCAGGATGTACTCCTCATGCTCCTGGTTTAGATTCTGCGTCCAACAAAGTCTTGTGTGAAGGATTGGGTATTGCTAGAGTTGGTGATACTTACGGAGGAGAACACATTATAACATCAGGATCGTCTAAAGTTTTTTCCGGATAAGATAAATAAACATATGGCTAAAAATACTCGCACATTTTCAGATATAGACATGGCATTTCTTGCAAATCCCGTGTCTAAAGACATTTATAAGAAATATGACGAGAATGCTATCAAGCAATCTATAAAAAATTTAATTTTGACTAAAAACTTCGAAAGACCGTTTCGAAGTGACATAGGATCTCAAATATCTTCATTATTATTTGAACCGATAACCCCAGTACTTAGAGCTACAATAAAGAAGACGATAACAAACACTATTATATCATACGAACCTAGGGTAAATTTATTAAGCGTAGAGGTCCTATTGAGTCCGGACAATAATGGAGTTTATGTTACTATAGTTTTTAGTATCGTAAATACGAGTACACCGATAAGTGTTGACTTATTCTTAGAAAGAACTCGATAATGGCTAACAATAAAATAAACATTTCAGATTTAGATTTTGATCTAATCAAGACTAATTTAAAAGAGTTTTTGAAGACTCAAGATCAATTTACTGACTATGATTTTGAGGGTTCGGGTCTAAATGTTCTTTTAGACGTATTAGCGTATAACACGCACTACAATGCGATGTATACGAATTTAGCTATAAACGAAATGTTCTTGGATTCAGCAAGTAAGCGTGACAGCGTTGTTTCAATTGCGAATAATTATGGGTATCTTCCAGTATCACGAAAAGCTTCAAAAGCCACTATTTCGATGACAGTTCCAATTGGAAGTAACACCACTTCTACATTGTCTCTTCCCAAGTTTAGTCCATTTACATCTATAGTGTCAGGCACAGAATATAATTTCTACACTCTTTCAGAAAACATAGGAATTAGAAATCAATCGTTGCTACGCTATGAGTTTTCTTCAGTCGACATTTACGAAGGCAAACCAGTTGTTGAAAAGTTTAGTTATCTTGAAAACACAAAGGTAATTTTACAAAACGAAAACATTGATACTTCGACTATAAGAGTTACAGTAAATGATCCAAGTTCTCTAAATACTTCAGTCTATAAGTATGTTGAAAAGATTATTGATCTCAATTCTTCAAGTGAAGTTTTCTTTATTCGCGAAATTGAAGATCAACAATATCACATATACTTTGGCAAAAACAATCTTGGCAAAGAACCAGCTGTAGGATCTGTCATAACTGTTGATTATATAGTGACAAATGGTTCTGTTGCAAATGGAGTGAAGTTATTTAATTACGCTGGAACAAGTTATGGCTCAACTCCAACCATCACTGTTACTGCTACAGCCTCTGGTGGAAGAGAAGCAGAAACAGTCGATGAAATTAAGTATAACGTTTCTCACAAATATAAAATTCAAGATAGAGCTGTTACGATTGGCGATTATGTAGATATCATAAAAACAAATTATGCAGATATAGATACGATAAGTTGCTGGGGAGGAGACACAATGACTCCTCCAGTGTACGGCAAAGTTTATATTTGTATTAAGCCTCAGTCAAGTTTGTTTTTGACTCAGTCAGATAAGAACTCTATCATTGAAGATATCGTTAAGCCAAAATCAATCATTGGAATTTCTCCAGTCATGGTTGATCCGATTTACAATACAGTTGAATTACAAACTTCGGCGTATTACAATCCAAACTTAACAAACAAATCGTCTTCTCAGATACAGCAAGCTGTTCGTCAGTCAATCATCGATTATAATGAAAACAACTTACAAAAGTTTGATGGGATATTGCGTTATTCGCGATTAATAAGAGATATAGACGATGCTGATACGTCTATCATAAATAATATTACGACAGTTACACTTCGTAGAATAGTAGATGTAGTTTTTAACTTATCAACTTCATATACGATTCAATTAAATAATCCTGTTTATAAGTCAGGTGTTGCTGAAGAATCCGTATTGACAAATGGATTCTATGTTACAGGAGATATCATACATTATATAGACGATGATGGTGTGGGAAATCTAAGACTGTTCTATTATAACCCTCTTGATTTTACAAAAGTTTTTGTAAATAGTAAAATAGGAACAGTGAATTATGACACTGGTGAAATTAAACTTAATTCGTTGTATGTGGGCGGAGTCGTAGAATCAGATTTTGAGTTAATCATTAAACCTCAGTCAAACGATATTATTGGTAAGTTTAATCAGATCGTGAACATAAGTGAATCGTTATTGAAGATAAACGTAATTCAAGAAACTAATAGTACTAACCACGTAATCTCGTCTAGTAGAACATAATGCAAAAGACGCCAATAGCAATAGCTTTAGAAAGACAAATCCCTGAGTACATAAGGGGAGAATACGAGCTATTTGTTGATTTTATCAAAGCGTACTACGAATTTCTCGATCAAACTCAACAGAGAAATCTTGAAGACATACGCTCTATTGAAAATACGCTCGATGAATTTATCATTCGATTTAAAAAAGAACTATCGGTTCTATTCCCAACTAATAGTTTAGAAAACGAAAGATTTATACTTCAAAGAATACGTGAATTCTACCAAGCTAGAGGCTCTAAAGAATCTTTCCAATTCTTATTCAAGATCTTATTCAATAAAGAGTCAGACATTTTCTATCCGTCAACACAAATACTCAGAGCTTCAGATGGAAAGTGGATCGAAGAAAAATCAGTATTTGTAAAATCTACGTCGGGTAATTTGTTTGAATTGAGTGGTAAGAATATAACCATTCAGACGAGCAAAAAGAAAATTAGTGTATTCTGTCCTCGCGTTGTTCTTTATAAAAACGACATATACGAAGTCTTTATTAATCGCTCATACATTCAAGACATCTCTGTTGGAGACACTGTTTCTTCAGAAGACGAGTTGAATTATGGTGAAATATTGCCTTGCCCTAACAAGTACACTATCACTACAAAGGGTTCTGGTTTTGAAGTAGGTCAACTCTATTATTTAAAAACAGAAAGAGGCGATGGGTCGTTAATAAAAATAACAAAAATTGGAACTGGCGGATCTATAGAAAAGGTACAAGTCATTAGCTTTGGACTTGACTATGATTCTACTTTCTATGCAAAGCTTAGCAATAAACAAGCAGTTGCATTACCTTACTATCATCCTGTTACTTCTATAAATGGAAGCACGCCAACTCCTCCGTATCCAGATGGTAATAACGGATTTATAGATTATGGTTACATAAACAGACAAGATTATTTCTACTTCGATAAGTTTTACACTCCTTCTGTTTCAAATGATCAAAATGTATTTTATGCAGATGGTACGTATGTCGGTGAGATAATAGGATCGTTCTATACTAATGCATCAAACACTAATGTTATAGATGTAGATACAGCAGAAATAAAAATTCAACTAGGCGCGGTCGCAGTATATCCTGGATATTACGAAACATCAGACGGATTTATTTCTGACGAATCTTATATCCAAGACGGAAGATATTATCAGCTATTTTCATATGTCATTAAAGTAGAACAGCAAGTAGATTCTTACCGTGATATCGTAAAAGCATTACTGCACCCCGCAGGTATGGAGTTATTTGCTGAATATACGATTAAAAATAATTATCTAGTTTCAGCAGCGCCTCTGTTAGCTTTTATTCGTCGTCAATTTTTAGATCAGCAGTTTGTCACCGATGACGATGGAACTAACTCAGTTCTTAAAGTAGTGCCATCGAGTGAATCAACTTCTATAGCAATTCACAATTTCTTAGAAGACATTAAGAATGTACAACTGAAGATTCAAAAGTATTCTCCAGAAGGAGATTTAATGGGCGAAACAGATCAACGACGTTGGTCTACTGTCGACCCAATTATCTTTAATCTCTACGATATGAGTAAGGGATCAGCACTTGATCCAATTGAGAATAGTATTCCTGTAGCATATCATTCTGGTTCTGAAGACGTAAAAGACTCAATTGTGTTAGTTAGAAGATATGATTCAAGTGGTAATCTCACTGCAGAAACAGATCAACGACGTTGGTCTGTTGTTGATCATGAAGCCATTATCACCAATAAAGATAATACACTTTTAATTAGACGCTATGATTCTAGTGGCAACTTAACATCAGAAACAGATCAGCGTCGCTGGTCTGTCGTAAACCATACTGATGGAATAACAAATAAAGATAGCATTTTATCAATTAGAAAATATGACTCTTCTGGTAATCTAACTGGAGAGACAGACCAGCGCAGATGGTCTACTGTTGATCCAGTAAATGATGCTCACTTTTTCTCGTTTCAATCTATTGAAAATGGAACTTTTTATAAAATTGTAGTTCCAGTTGAAACTGATTCGAAGTCTACGACAGTGTTTATTAGACGCTATGATTCTGATGGTAATTTAACATCAGAAACAGATCAACGTCGTTGGTCATTTGTTATTCCAGTAAATGCAGGTCACGATTTTGCGTTTACTTCTGAAGATGGTGGAGCGTTTTTCAAAACAACTTCTACTACCGACGCACAGCAGAAAACCACTACAGTATTAATCAGAAAATATGACTCTTCTGGTAATCTAACTAATGAAACTGATCAGCGCCGATGGTCAACTGTTAATTCTGTTGATCTTTATGTTCTTGATCCACTGATTACGCCAGAAAAACTAATTACTCTCCCATTAGGACGAAGAAATTCTACTGACACAGCTAATATAAACGATGGATTGACTACACGTTGGACTATAGCAATATCTACTGATGAAGCAGGCGCAGCGCCTGGCCAAGTTGGATTCGTTAGAACAGTTACATATGATAGATCGATAATTCCTCTAGTTTCTTTAGATCCAGTTGTTGCGTCAGATACATTTGTTCCAACACCAGAATTCCCGCATGAAAGAAGTACAGTTTTTTCAATTCCTAACACTACGTCTTTATTTACTGCAGTAGATTCTCTTCCAATAATAGGTACAGAATTTCAGCGCGCTCCAGATTTAACTTTTACAGGAAATATTACTGCAGGTAGTAGTTTAGTTACTTTAGTAGGGAAATCCACAGGCGGTATACAAATTGGTAGAATTTTAACAAAAGTATCTGGTGCTGGTTCACTTGGTGCTGGAACTGTACGTGTTAATTCTGTAGATTCAGAAACGACATTTAGTATGAATATCAATGCTTCTGTAACAGGAAGCATAACATTCATAATTATCGGCGAAACGCCCGAGTTAGCTGATGTACTTTCTTCTCCAATCGATTCATTCCCAAATGGATTGTCTCCTACTGAAAGCAATCCTAACGCAAAATTTACATTATTTGGAGCTTCTTGGCGCGACACATCAGGCACAAGTGATTCATATAGTCAAGTAAACACATATGATAGACGTCCAGAAGAGTTTATAAATAACAGTAATATCGGAACATTGTACTTTAATGTGTACAGTCAAGATACTTCGAATCCACTTAGCTCATATTCATATGAAGCTGAATCATATTCGGAGCGCATCACTAGATCTCTTTCTTAATAAAGGTAAAAAACATGATTACAATTCCAAAATTCTCTAATTTTATCGAATTAGGCGGAACTCTTTCAATCGCTCACTATGGGCTTAATGGCGAGTTGATTGAAGATCGCTTTTATTCTAACATCGTTACTACTGCTGGTAAACAGTGGATTGCACAACGTATGAAAGACGGCGGCATCCCAGTTCAAATGACTCACATGGCAATTGGCGGAAATGCAACTGTTGGATCAAATCCTGCAAAGACTACTCCTCAAGTTGGAGACCCTGCTCTTAGCACTGGTGGCAGTCCTGCTCTTTCAGAACTAGCACGTGTTGGTTTGACTACAGCTGGTGGCAGTGTTTCTGGTGCTGTTGTTACATATGCAGCAACATTCGCTGCAGGCACAGGCACTGGATCTCTTGTTGAAGCTGGTATTTTTAACGCAGCTACAGGACCACTTATGCTTTGCAAAACTTCTTTTGATGTTGTTAACAAAGCGGCTAATGACTCGATTTCCATCACATGGACTGTAACTATTCAGTAATTGAACATGGCAACTTCGCTACTTAAATTTTCTCTAAAGACAAACTTAGTAAAGTCTGTCATTTCAGAGATTGTATCAAACGTCAGTAGATATTATTATGTCTATTGTCATCCGGGCTCTTGGACGAACGAGAGTTCTCCAGAGCCTGTTTCAGATTCATTTGAATATGAAAACGAAACTCGCAATGAAGCGATTTTATATAAACAAATAGACTCTAATGATATATGTGCTGTTGTTCCAAGATATGATTGGATAGCGGGCTATACGTTTGACATGTATGATGAATATTCGAGTAGCGATCCTGCATTCTCAGGGGCAACAGCTCTTGAGAATGCACAATTTTATTGTTTGACTGATGATTTTAATGTATATAAGTGTCTTTATAATAACAACGATAAGCCATCTTCGATAAGGCCTACTGGTACTTCTACGACTCCCATTAAATTAGATGATGGATATATTTGGAAGTACATGTACACCGTTCCACTGTCAGTTCGTAATAAGTTTTTAACTGCGACTACAATGCCAGTGGTAACTGCTTTATCAAATCAATTTTATTCTAATGGATCGATTGTTTCTTATACTATTGAAAATCCAGGTAAAGAATATCCAGTAACATCTTATAAAATTATAGGATTTAAAATAATTGATCCTGGATCTGGTTATACATCAAATCCTACAATTACTGTAGCAAATCCTGATCAAGTAGGTGGAACTCCTGCAACCGCAGGCGTAATTACTCGCAGCGGTGGGCAACTAACATCGGTGTTGGCTGATACACAGGGATCTGGATATTCATATCCTCCTATTATAACTGTTATTGGAGGCGGAGCCTCTCGTCAAGCTTCGCTAGAGCCAATTGTTGAACGAATTGGCAATGTTTTCACACGATTAGAAGTTACTGGTGATGGATACTTAGAAGAAAATCCGTATGTTGTCGATTCAATTGAAATTTTGACTGGTGGAACAGGCTACTCATCTGTGACTTTTTTATTCACAGATCCCGATCTTCCAAATGGTGTTAAAGCGGTTGCTTCTGGCATTGTAACAAATGGTGTAGTAACTGGAGCAACTATTACTAATCCAGGATTTGGATACAGCAAGCCATTTTATTCAGTAACTCCAATACAGATGCAAGGCGCAAGTAATGTTGTGCAAGTTCAAGCTACATCGCTCTCTGGGCAAACAGCGAGTGGATTGACTTTCCGTGTCAACACTAAGAAAAATGAAGCTGAATTAATACCCATTATCAACGCAAATGGCGAAATAGAAGCTATACAAATTACAAAACCTGGTGTAGGTTATACGTATGCACTTGTAGATGTAATCACTTCATTAGATCCAGAAGATGAGCCAAATTTCCAAGAAGCTTCTATATTATTAAACTTTGGAATCGGTGACATCGAATCTCGTCAATCTACTGTTGAATTAACGGCAGTTGACGGAGGCATACATGTTATAAAAATTGTTGATGCTGGTTTAGGATACACTTCTGTACCTACTGTAACTATTACTGGCGACGGAACTGGGTGCAGTGCCACTGCGTATTTAACATCTACTGGTTCAATAGACAGAATTGAAGTTAATAGCGTTGGTCAAGGATACACAAAAGCAACAGTTAGTATAGTAGGACCATCTGCTTCTCCAGCTGTTGCTAAGGCAATGATTTCGCCTAAAGGCGGTCACGGAAAAGACGCTGTCAGTGAGTTATATTCAAAGACTATCGTATTCCACGGCAATTTATCCAAAGAAAAAAATCAAGGATTTATTTCTACTAATGATTATCGACAAGTTTGCATTATTAAAAACCCAAAGATATTTAATAAGCCAAGCAATTTAAGATTATCATTAGCTTCAACGTGTTTTGTAGCAATAGGTACTTCTTCTCAGACAGGATTTGCATCTATAAACTTAGATGATATACTAACTTGGACTGACACTACTGTAACTCCTAATAAAGTGTACAGCTTTAGAGTTATTGAAAAGAATGCCTCTTACTCTGCTACAGAATCAGCGCTTCTGTTATCCTATTTAGACAATAGAATTCCAAGTGCTGGATCTACATTTAGCAAAACAGGTATTACCTTTAGTACCACAAATATAGTTTTGCCAGACGTTAATAAATTTTCAGGAGATTTATTAACGATCGATAATAGATTGAAATTTTCTCCATCCACAGAGCAAATTGTAGTAGTAACAAACTCAATTACATTCTAATCCGAATAAATATATTAATCTAACTTAGATTAATTACTCAAAAGAGAAAAGTATGGCACTAAATTTCAATATTGAACCGTTTTTCGACGACTATTCTGAAAACAAGAAATTCTATAGAATTTTATTTCGTCCTGGTTATGCTGTTCAAGCACGAGAGCTAACACAGCTTCAAACAATACTACAGCAACAAATTAAGCGTCATGGCGACCATATGTTCAAAAATGGTGCTATGATTATTCCAGGTCAAATCTCATATGATTCAAATACTGCATATGTAAAAGTTGGTGCTACAATTTCTGGATCATCAGTTAGTACGTTTTCGGTACTATCGAACGTAAATGGAAAAATATATAGAGGTCAGACTTCTAATGTTGAAGCTCTTGTTCTTACTTCCACTCCTCTCGAAGTAATTAATAATACCAGTGAAGCCAATACATTATTTGTCAAATACATACGTGGAACTGGCACATTTAACACAGGTGAAATCATTTCTCCAGTTGATGGATCGACTGGGTTAGACTTAACTGTACAAAGTACTGATTCACCTTTAGGTTATGGTACTACAGCTACAATACAAGAAGGCGTTTATTATATCAAAAACCATTTTGTGTTTGTTGAAGCACAGACAATTGTAGTTGCGAAATATAGTAAAATCCCAAGCGCTAAAGTTGGTCTTCAAGTTAATGAAAGTGTTGTATATCCCGAAGACGACGAAAGTTTATTAGATAATGCTTTAGGATCTCCAAATTATGCAGCTCCTGGTGCTGCACGTTATTCTATTGAATTGAAACTAACAAGTAAAAGCTATGATTCTACTGTAGATGCAGATGAATTCATTACACTTCTTACACTGAAAGAAGGCGATGTACAATTCTTAGTTGATAAAACACAATACGCCGAATTAGAGAAAACTCTTGCTCGAAGAACCTACGATGAATCGGGTGATTACACTGTACGAGATTTTCCTATAGAATTGCGTGAATATCGCAACAATGATAGAGGCGCTTGGACTGCAGCAAAGTATTATCTCAAAGGAGATATTGTTACTAATGCGAGTAAGACATACAAAGCTAAGTCATCGCATACGTCTAGCGCAGCGTTTGCCACAGACACGAACAATTGGTTAGAAGATACAAGTCCTTCATATAACTATGGACTATATCAAGGTCCTACTGCAATTGCAACTGGTGTAACAGCAGAGAACATTTCAGATCTGACCACGAAAGTTTCACTCGCTATTGAGCCTGGTAAAGCGTATGTTCGTGGATATGAAATCGAAAAAATAGTTACTCAATATTTGACTCTCGATAAAGCACGAACAACTTCAAATTACGAATTAAGAAGTGTTGATACTAGTCCTGGCAATTATATTATTATTAAAAACACAAATTATCTACCAGACATTAACACAGACGTCACATTCTATGATAGATACGGCAGTGCAGGCCAAGTACCTGCATCTGGTGAAATAGTCGCAACAGCTCGTATAAAACAAATACAATTACACTCGTCTGATACGAGTGGAAATCCTGTAAGTTACAAAGTATTCCTATTTAGACTTATTGTTAGTTCTGGTAAAGATTTTACTAGAGATGCAAAATACTTATACTCAATTACTGGTAATAGTGCGGCAAATAGATTTAGCGGAAGAATAGTTCCAACTCTAATTCAGTTAACTGGATCTCTTGCGGCTTCAAGTACAGGTACAATAACAGGCGTTAATACAACCTTTACACAAGATTTAAAAGTTGGAGACTATGTTTCTATAAATTCAACTGAGTATAGAGTAACTACAGTAACTGATAATGATACTATTGTTATCGATGGTACACCAACTATTAGTGCAGGCACTTTTATTTACAGAGTAGCTGCAACAATCAATAGTCCAAATAGATTGACGTCTTATTTCGAATTCCCCGCTTATGCCGTAAAAAGTACTCAGAATGCTAAGTATTCTTTTTATAAGAGATACCAAACATCTAGCGGAGCATCGACAGCAACTCTGACAGAAACCTCATATGTTTTTGGTGTTCAAACTGATTCTCGCAATTATATAGTTATCAATAAAGCCGACGGAACACATCAAAAATATATCTCTACTGGAACGCCTAGTGCTGGTGAATATAAAATTTCTGGTGATGGAACAGCCAATGTTACGTTTACATTTGGTGCTGCGTCTACATACGAAATAATTGCAAATTTACGTAGAACAAACACAGCATCATTACTTAAGCGTACTAAAACTCTTAAGAATAATACAGAAACAAACAAAGCACTTACAAACGGCGCATTGACTTTAGCGTTTGCGGATGGATTCGAACTAATTTCTGTTACTACTGGAACTTTTGCAAATAACACTTGGACAGCTAGTGCTGATGTAACATCAAAATTTAGATTTGACAATGGCGTTCGCAGTTCTCACTACGAATTAGCTTCAATATCATTACTTCCAGGACAAAGTATTACTGGAAATATTCAAGTCACTTATAGTTATTTTGAACAAGGCACTTCTAATGATTTCTATGTAGTTGACTCTTATCAAGATATAACTTACGAAGAATTGCCAGCTGATAGAGCGAATATACTTGATTTTCGTCCTGTGATTGATACATCAGGACAATTTTCGTCTATCATAACTCCAAAGTTTGGAGAAGAGACCGATATTGAGTATGATTATTATCTCCCACGAATTGATAAACTTTCTATTACAACAACCGGCGATTATATCATTACAAAAGGTATTCCCGGTGTAAATCCTAAAGTTCCAGAATCTCCAAATGATTCAATGGACCTCTACACGTTTAGTGTAGAACCTTATACATTCAGTGGCAATGCTTCAAGCGTAATTCCTTCGAAGATAGAAAATAAACGCTACACAATGCGAGATATTGGCAAGTTAGAAAATCGCATTAATAATTTGGAGTACTACGCCACTCTATCTCTATTAGAGCAAAACACGATTAACTATAAAGCGTATGATGACTTTGGTTTAGAGCGTCCTCAGAATGGTTTTATAGTAGATGACTTCACTGGTCAAGGTGTTGGAAATGTTCTATCAGCAGACTGGAGAGCTTCGGTTGATAGTAGATCTGGCGAACTTAGACCATTCTTCAAAACCGCGAATATTGCTCTATTAGAAAAAACGACTAATTTTAATAGAACAAACTTAAATTACGAAGTTAATGGAGACTTAGCAACTCTTAAAATTGCAAGCAAAGTTCCTTTAGTATCTCAACTTCGTGCTTCACATAACGAATCAGTCAATCCATTTAATATATTCGTATTCAATGGAAGCTTAGAAATCATCCCTTGGAACGATGATTGGATCGAAGTTAACCGCCGACCAGACATCGTTATAAATGATACTAAACAGTACGATGCTGTAGTGGCAAAAGCAGAAGCTGACGGTGTTCTTGGAACAGTTTATAAATCTTGGTCTATTAACTGGGGCGGTGAGACTGTAGTGTCTAGTCAAACCCTCTCTGCTGATCGTCGTTTTGGCGACGGAGGATCTGCTCTCGATGCTGAGTTTGGAATAGGACCTGAAGCAGAAGGTTGGGCGTTTAGACAGATAGGAGTTGAAACTGTTGCTCGAAATGGTACTAAGACTTACACTGGTGGCACAAGCACGTTTATTAAGTCAACTGTTACTGACACGACAATTGGCGATAAAGTAGTTAGTACAGAACTAATTCCGTATATCCGTAAGCGCAAAATCTTATTTAGAGGCGAGAGTCTAAAACCAAATACCAGAATATATGCTTTCTTTGATGATATAAACGTTGATAGCCACATTACTCCTGCTAAGAAGATGGCTTTTGTTCCACGCGGAACTACTGTTGTACCTACGTTTGAAATTGACATTAATGTAGGTTCAAACGTCAATAATGCCGAACGTAAGACTTCAGATGGAAATATTTCAACGGCTTACTTATACGGCGAAGTTTTAAAAGAGTATAGAATTGATGTATCAGTTACTCCGAATATAACAACTGCTACAGGCGCTTCGTGCGTAGTAGTAGGACAAGAGACTTACGGTGGCACTAATTATGTTTATATTGACAATTTAAAAGGTCCAGCATTTTCAAGCGATACTACTCAGTATCAATATTATTTGGAAGCTGAATTTAATTCAGCGCGACAAATTAAAAAAGTTGGAAGTGTAATTACACCTTCTCAGTTAATGACAACTGACACTGGTCAATTACTTGGAACTTTCGATATTCCTAGTACGACACAGATGCGCTTTAGAACTGGAACCCGTAATCTTCGCTTTACAGATGATGTTGCTAACATACGTTCAAATTCTTCAACTTCTGCTGAAGCAACATATACTGCTAGAGGTGTTTTAGAAACTCGTGAAAGAACTATTCTTTCAACTAAGACAGCTGAAGTTGTTACAGAAAGAATTCCTGATAGAACTGAAGCGATTGTTGAAACAAGACGCCGCGTTGTTTCTGACACTGGTTGGTATGATCCATTAGCGCAAACATTCTTAGTGGATTTAGAAGGTGGAGCTTTTGTCACTGATGTTGATTTATATTTCTCAGCAAAAGATACTAATGTTCCTGTAAAGATACATATTCGAAATGTTGTCAATGGTTATCCAGGACCTTCTATCGTTCCATTCTCTGAAGTAATATTACAACCAAGCGAAGTAAACACGAGTGCTAATGGCACAGTGGTGACTAAATTTAAATTTAGAAGTCCAGTTTATCTACAAAATGGTAGTGAGTATGCTTTAGTTATTATCTCTGATTCTGCAAAATATCGTGTTTGGATTGCACAATCCGGTTCTCTCGATATAAATGGATCTGGATTAATTTCTACTCAACCATATGCTGGTGTATTGTTTAAATCTCAAAACGCATCAACATGGACAGCTGAGCAAAATCAAGACTTAAAGTTTGTCATCAATAGAGCAGTATTTAATACAGGCAGCACTGCAACAATGACACTAGTAAATCAACACGTAAGTGAAGATTTCAATTATGATCTTGCAAACGTTAATGTGAATAGAATAGTTCTTCCTGATACTCAGCTAACTGCAAAACTTTCATATAATAGTTCATCTAGCACTATTAACTTGAATGAAGATGTTCTACTAACTTCACCACGTGTGCTTAAAGACAGTGTTGAAGAAGCCGGAACTTCATCATTTCAATCCGTTATTGAGTTTTCTTCAAGTAGAAGCAATATCTCTCCAGTGATCGATCTAAGTCGTTGTTCAGCTGTGTTAGTGGGTAACTCAATAAGTCTAGATGAAACGAATGAAATATATCCTGAAAGAGGAAGTGCACTTGCGAAATACGTGACAAAGCTCATTAGACTGAATACTCCTTCAACAAATCTTCGTATATTGTTCGATGCGAACGTTCCAAACGAAGGCTTCATTGATTTGTACTATAGAACTGGTTTGCAATCGAGCGATTTCTCTTCATCTAATTACACAAAAATTACTTCAGCTTTCTATGCTAAGCCAGTAAGAAAGACTGATAAATATCGTCAGTTCTTTGAAGTAGAAGCTAAACTAGATCTACCACAGTTTGATATTATGCAAGCAAAGATTGTTCTAAGATCGAGCAATACATCTAAAGTTCCACGTGTTAAAGCGCTGAGAGTTATAGCGTATGCATAATATTGTGCAGATAGAAGGTAACAATGGCTTGATTAGAGATATGTCAAGCCATGCTATCTTGAATGCATCTTCTGAGCAAATAGATAGCTATAATAGCAGAAAGAAAGTAGCTCAACTTAGAGAATTAGAATTGTCTAAACAAAAAGAAGAAATTAATTCTTTGAAAGAAGATGTGAAAGAAATAAAAGCAATGCTTGAAGCACTTTTAAAAAGGTAAGCCATGCCACTAGTTTTTAGAACAGATCAGTCTACACCACTGACAAATGAGCAAGTAGACAATAACTTTAAATTTCTTCGTGATGAAATAAATTTAAAGTATACTGCTACTGACTTTACTGCTGCGCAGATTTCACTTAAACTCAGAACTACTGCACCAGGTCAAACTAGTATTCAATTGTCTCAAGCAAATGCATTAAATGCGTGGGTACTTAGAGATCTTGCTCCATCATCTACTTTACCGATTGTCACTGATAAATCATCAGTAGTAACAAGAAATTCTTCAGGCAATATTGAAGTTGCTAACGTTACTGGTACACTACTTGGAAATGCTACTAGCGCAACATCGGCGACAACTGCTACACAATTAGCTACAGCTCGTCAAATTAACGGTGTTAATTTTGATGGAACCTCTGATATAACCATAGTTGATGCAACTAAACTCCCGTTGTCAGGTGGATCTCTCGTAGGTAAGTTAAATTTACCAGCTGCTATAAATGCTCGAGCTCCGATTAATCTTGGAGTTGGTGTTAATCCAGACGCAGCAAATCTATCAAATGGCGATTTGTGGACAACAGGTGATGGTCTATACTATAGAATAGCAGGTCAAACAGATAAAGTTGCACCTGTATTTTCTCCTGAGTTTAGTGGAATTCCAAAAGCACCTGGGTTCGATGGAACTAGTTCACAGATAATAACGTTGACTCACTTAAATAATGCTGTAACTACTTTAAATAATTCTATTGCTTTGAAAGCAAATACGGCATCCCCAGCGTTAACCGGAGTTCCTACAGCACCTACAGCAACAGCTGGTACTAACAGTGCACAAATAGCAACTACCTCATTTGTAACGACTGCAATATCGAATAGTGATGTAAGTGTAACTAGTGCTTATCAGAGTTATACGAATAACGCTGTTACAACGTTAAGTAATTCAGTCAACGTATTATTAAACGCAAAAGCTAACTTAGCGTCTCCAAATCTTACTGGTGTTCCTACAGCACCAACTGCTCCTGTTGGTACTAACAGTGTTCAAATAGCAACTACTGAGTTTACTAAATCTGAAATAGCAGCAGTTAGAGCACTCATCAATGGCGATCTATCTGTCTTAAGAGATCTAATAAATGCAACTCGTCCAGTTCCTTCGGGATCTGTATTCTTTATAGCTAGTACTGTTGTTCCATATGGTTACTTAGAGTGCAATGGAGAGTGGGTTGATAAAACCACGTATCAAGACTTATGGGTTGCGTTAGGGTCACCTCCTCTAGGAACAATTGCTAATGCTGGTAAATTCAAATTACCTGACTTAAGAGGCGAATTTATTCGTGGATGGGACAACGGAAGAGGAGTTGATCTAGGAAGAGAGATAAGAACTGCTCAAGCTGATGAACTTAAGAGCCACACACATGCAATTGGATATTATCCTAATTTGAGAGGAGTTGGAGGCGGAGCAAACATATCTGATGGAGATGCTGCCTTTAAAAATACAACTGCTACAGGAGGAACAGAAACTCGTCCTCGCAATATTGCTCTTATGCCAATCATCAAATGGTAATAAATAATAGAGATACAGTTCTAGGATAAAACATGGCAAATATAGTTTATCGTGGTTCAGCAGTTCCAAATGCAGTTAATAGTGCAGCTGCTAAAAACGCGCCTTTAACTAACGAAGAAATTGATAAGAATTTATATGCTCTTGACATTGGTAAGTTAGATAAAAATGATGCAGCGACTCAAACAATATCCGGACCAGTACAATTTAGTAGTGCTGTCACTATCAACGGCAATTTAACTGTTTCAGGTTCTGTAACTACTATAAACTCAACCACGTTAAGTGTTGACGATAAAAATATAGAATTAGGAGATGTTGCCACGCCTACAAATGCTACAGCTGATGGAGGTGGTATTACTCTGTTGGGTGGAAATGATGGCAACAAAACATTTAATTGGCTCAATGCTACATCGTCTTGGACTTCTAGTGAAAATTTAAATCTTGCTACTGGAAAAACATATAAGATTGCGGGGTCTGATGTATTAACCGCCACCCAAGTATTAGGAAAAACACTTCCTGCAGGCACTGTCGTTGGTACCTCAGATGCGCAAACTCTCACAAATAAAACTATAACAGGAACATTTACAGGACCATTGACAGGCAATGTTACAGGTAATGCCGATACAGCCACTAAGTTACAAACAGCTCGCACAATTAATGGTCAGAGTTTTGACGGTAGCGCAAACATTAGTTTTAGTACAACCGCTGTAAGTGAAGGCACAAACTTATACTATACGGACGCTCGTGCAAGAGCTGCATTAAGTTTTACAGCAGGTTCAGGTGCCTATAATAGTACATCTGGTGTTATCACTATCCCAACAAATACCAATCAACTAACTAATGGCGCAGGATTCGCAACAACAGCTTACGTTGACACTGCTGTTGCAGGTAAAGATAATACTGATGAAATCACAGAAGGTTTGGCCAATCTTTATTTTACAAATGCTCGTGCAAGAGCTGCACTAAGTTTTACAGCAGGTTCAGGTGCTTATAATAGCACATCTGGTGTTATTACTATTCCAACAAATACCAATCAACTAACTAACGGTGCTGGTTATGTTACAAGTTCTGGTGTCACAGATGTAACCGCAACAGCTCCTATAGTCAGTAGTCGTGGAACGACACCGGATATATCTATACCTCCGGCCACAGCATCCGCAAATGGCTATATGACTTCTGCATACGCAGCTAAGCTAGATGGTATTGCAGCTGGCGCTCAGGTTAATGTAGCCACAAACTTAGCACAAGGTACACGCACTGGAACTACAGTTCCAATTACTAGCTCAACTGGAACAACAGCAACGTTAGATGTTGCTACAACATCATTAGCTGGTGTTATGAGCTCAGCTGATAAGACTAAGTTAGATGGCATTGCAACTGGTGCTACTGCTAATACTGGCACAGTGACTAGTGTTGCAACTGGTACAGGTCTAACTGGTGGTACAATTACTACCACAGGCACAATTTCTATTGATTCTACTGTAGTAACATTGACTGGCGCACAAACTCTTACGAACAAAACTTTGACTCTGCCAACAATTGGTGGCACTGGTGCGACATTTAATGGGTCTACTAGTGGTACCACAGTGTTAAAGGCAGCTGCTGCAGCAGGTACGACGACTATCACTATGCCAGCAACTACAGGCACAATGGCGCTAACCAGTGATTTGCCAACAGTGAATAGCGGTGCATTAACGCTGAATATTGGCACAGCAGCTGCAACAAATAATACTGTAACAGTTATAACTGGTACAGGTTTTAATGCAAACTCTGCTAGTGCTGCTACTTACCAATTAGGTATTGGTCCAGCACTAACCGCTTTAGCTTCTACAATGACTGGAGCAGGCACTGGTTTTATTAGAAAAAACGGTGCAGACACTTACTCAATTGACACAAATACGTACTTAACTGGTAATCAATCAATTACGTTAACTGGTGATGTTACTGGATCTGGTACTACTTCAATTGCTACAACTCTTGCTACAGTTAACAGTAACGTTGGTACTTTCAATAATGTTACTGTTAACGCTAAAGGTTTAGTAACTAGTGCATCAAACGTTGCGTATGCTACAAGTGCTCACCAAACTCACTATATTGGTACTACTCAAGTACAAGCAAGTTCTGCAAATCAAGCAGTAACAGGAATAACTTCTATAACTGGAGAAACTGGATTTGATGGTACCGGTGGATATAAAAGAATAGATATTATTGGAGGTTCACCTTCAGCAAACAATACTTCTTGGGCGCAAGGCGCCACTGTAATGTTACAGGGAGGAAATTCAGCGGCTGGTGGAACGGGGGCTTTTCAATATGGAGGAAGTGTTTATATTGTTGGAGGCTATTCAGCAAGTACTTCGAATGTGACAAAAGGTGGAGGAAGTGTTTATATAGAAGGTGGTGGCACGCAGTCAACCGGAGGTGGTACGCGCACCAATGGTTCAATATACATTGGTACCAGTGCTTTATCTATAAACAATTGCGTTACTGCAGACATTATTTTAGGCAGAAGCACTTCGCATTCTCTTGGATCAACTACTACATATATTAACGGTCCGATAAAAGTTAGTGGTTCAATTGCTAATGAAACTGACACTAATAGTTATTTAGATTTAGCTTCAACTACAACAAGTCTTAACGTCCGAGGCAAATTAGTATCGGGTAAGAATATCTTTGGCGCTGGCACTACTGGTGGATTAATATTATACGGCGCAAATGCTTCACCAGCGGCAGGAGAGTATAAGTTTGAAATAACACCAACATATTCTGCAAACTTGGGCGGCGGCTTTGGAACAGTATATACTACAACGTTTAACACTGCATCGGGTTCTAATAGAACTGGATATTCGTTTAGTGTTGATGGTCTATCAGTATTCGATATACACGGACCTTTTGGATTAAAATATCGTAATTGGGAGAGAACTGGATCATTTGGACAAGGTCCAGATTTTCAAATAATAGCTGGAGGAGTAGTTAATGGCACATCTATTCCGCACATCATAAATCTTGGATATACTGGAAATTCATTTTCTCCCGCTCTTACAATTGCAAGAGAATCTGATAACACAGCATTGCTGCAATTAAGCACTGCAGGTAATCTAACTGCTACAGGCAACGTAACTGCTTATTCTGATGCTCGTCTAAAGACTAATGTTCAGACTATAGAGAATTCTTTAGATAAGACTCTTAAGCTTCGTGGCGTATCGTACGAGAGAGATGGCAAAAAGAATATCGGTGTCATTGCTCAAGAAATTCGCGAGATACTTCCAGAAGTTGTTTATGAAAACGATGACGAACAAAAGACTCTCTCGGTTTCCTACGGAAATGTTGTTGGTCTTCTAATCGAAGCTATTAAGGAATTAAATGCTAAAGTTGAAGATCTCCAAAATCAACTTGCAAATAAATAAGTAAGAGGCACAAAAAATGGCAATGACCGCTTACTTAGATGTAGATCAAGGATCTGATTTTTCAGTTATTATCGATTTAGAAAACGACGATGGTTCTCCAATGAATCTTTTTGGGACTCAGATATATTCTCAGTTTAGAAAGAGTTATAATTCTTCGACAGCTTATTCGTTCGTATGTGAAATACTCGATGCAGTAAATGGAAAATTTAGATTGAAACTTTCCGGATTAACATCTTCCTCTATTAAGCCAGGTCGATATCTATATGACGTAGAAATTGTAAACCCAGGTAATAACTCTAAGAGTCGCGTTGTTCAAGGCATAGTTACAATCAACCCAGAAATAACTAAGATACCATGAAAATAAAAGTAACTGGTCAAACTTCAAAAGTTGTTTCTGTTAATACGCAGGGAACAACTGAAGTAGTGGCGGTTGGAGTTCAGGGACCATCTGGTCCTAATTATGTCAATACGGCTGGAGACGTCGATGTTTCCAATCTAGAAAATGGATCGGTTTTAGTATACAAGAGTAGCTCATTAAAGTGGACAGCTACTAGAACTCTAGAGGGACAAAATCTAGAGGGCGGACACTATTAAAGGGAAAAAAATAAATGGCATCAATTATTAGAATAAAACGTTCCGGCACCTCTGGTAATCCGTCAACACTTGGCCAAGGCGAACTAGCGTATTCATCATTAGCCAATAACGACATAAACGGTGGCGATAGGTTATACATCGGTGTTGGCGCAGAAACTGCTGGTAATGCTAATGAACACGTAGTCATCGGTGGTAAGTACTTCACTGATCTACTAGATCATACGCGTGGTACACTTCAGGCTAGTTCGGCACTTATCACTGATTCCAGCAGTAAGTTAGATCAGTTAAAAGTAGATAATCTTGATTTTAATGGCAACAGTATCACGTCAACTGATACTAATGGTGACATTAATATTACGCCTGATGGAACTGGTTCTACTCGCGTTAAGAATCTAATTGCATCGAATGTAACTAATTCTGATCTTACTGCCGGACGTGTTACGTTTGCAGGAACTGCTGGTCTCTTAGATGATGATTCTAATTTCCTTTGGGATGATACCAACAAACAACTTAATATTACCGGTGCTGCTAAAGTCGATAATATCAAGCTTGATGGCAATACTATCTCGACAACCAACGATAACGGCAACTTAATTCTTCGCCCTCTTCAAGTCAATGCAGATACTACTGCATCTCAGGGTGTAGTACAAGTCGATAATGTACGCGGTTTAGTAATTCCAGTCGGTACAACTGCACAGCGTCCATCAGCACCTTTACAAGGTTTAATTCGCTATAACACTTCAATTTCTCAGTTTGAAGGCTATAACGGCACCAGTTATATTTCAATTGGTGGAGTACGAGATGTAGATGGAAATACCTACATCATTCCAGAACTCTCACCAGGATCTAACGAGAATACTCTGTATTTCTACACAGATGGTGTAGAAAGAGCGACACTTTCAACTTCACAGTTAAGTGTACACACAAGTATTACTACAATCTTTAACGCAACTACAGCATCTACAACTACTACATCTGGTGCTCTTCAAGTTGTTGGTGGTGTTGGTATTGGTGGACAGTTAAATGTAGGTGGTGCAACTTCTAAGTTTACTGCGAACACAGCATCTACTGATTCAACTACAGGTGCTCTTGTAGTCACAGGTGGTGTAGGTGTCGGTGGAAATGTAAATGTTGCTGGTAACGCAGCGATTACAGGTACATTTACAGTCGCTTCAAATGCTTCTCCTCAAGCTGTTGACATTGAAGCTTCTACTTTAAATCTGCAATCTCAACAGAATGCTTCGATTGGTTTAAGTACAAACAGTGCTTCAACCTATACTCTAACTATCGATGCGCTGAATTCAGGTGTAGGTGGCGCAAATCTTGATGTAAATGTTGAGAGTGATTTCACTCTTGATGCTACGACTGTAAGCATTGATTCTACAGATTCTAGCAACTTCAGCATGACGGCAAATAGTGCGTCGACTAAGACGCTGACTATCGATGCTACAAACACAGGTGCTGGAACTGCTGCTATCGTTATCGGTTCAGTCGACACCGACAACGTAACTGTTAACGCTAATGCTACTACCGGTGTTGTTGATGTTAACGCAAGTCAAGTTACAATTGATGTTCCTAATGTAGATGTTAATGCTTCGACAGTTGATATCGTAACTTCAGGTGGTGGCGATGCTGTAACGATTACATCTGGAACTACACAGGTAAATTCAAATACTGTCAACATCATCGGTAAGAATGGTACTGCAGATTCTACAGTTACTATCACCGGTATTCTAAATGCAGATAATTTACGTTTAGATGGCAACACGATTTCTACGACTGACGGATCAAACACTCTTTATCTTGATCCAGCTCCTGTTAATAATATCGGTGGTGTAGTTGTTATTAAAGGCGATCTACAAGTTGATGGTACGACAACCACTATTAACTCTACGCAAGTTACGATCGATGATCCAATCTTCCTACTTGGTGGAGACACAGTTCCTTCTGCAGACGACAATCTAGATCGTGGTATCGAATTTAGATGGCACAATGGAACTGTTGCAAAACTTGGATTCTTTGGTTACGACGATTCAGCTGAAGAATTTATCTTTGTTCCAGATGCTACAGACACTAATGGCGTAATTTCTGGAACAAACGGTAATTCGGTATTCGGTAAATTACGTTTAACTGATACGACTTCTTCTACTACTACAACAACTGGTGCACTAAAAGTTGCAGGCGGGGTTGGTATCGAAGGTCAGTTGAATGTTGGTGGTGCAACTAATAAACTTACCGGCAATACTAATTCTTCATCAACAACCTCGGGTACTCTCGTAGTTAGCGGTGGTGTTGGTATCAGCCAGAGCATATATGTAGGTGATGATATTGTAGGTTCAGGTGCAGGAACTCTAGCAGCACCAGGTTCAGTAATCGACGGATTTATGATCGACGGTGGAACCTATTAATTTACAATAAGTTGATAAATAAAGGGAGAGTTCTTACTCTCCCTTTTTTATTTCTCCTTTTTAGGATGTCGACATGGCCAACAAAATTGTTCTCAAGAAGTCCTCTGTTGTAGGACGAGTTCCCACAACGTCTGATTTAGAATATGGTGAATTAGCGCTTAATTACGCAGACGGCAAACTTTATTATAAGACTTCTGCAAACTCAATAGCGAGTCTTGGTGGGTCTACAAATCTAACACAGATTGATCGACAATCCTATACTGCGACAGCAGGTCAAACCACATTCGCTATCACATATGGAGTTCCATATGTAGACGTTTATATCAACGGTGTACACCTAAGTGATGAAGATTACACCGCAACAAATGGTACTTCAATTGTATTAGCAGAAGCCTGCAGTGCGGGAGATCAAGTTGATTTAGTTGGTTACAGCGGAGGTGTAATTAGTGCAGCTCCAAAAGCCAACGGAGACCTGCTGATTTATAATTCTAGCACAAATTCGTGGGAGAACTTCCCTCAGGCTTCAGTCACAGTTGGAAACGCCAATAAGTGGACTACTGCTAGAACTCTTAGTTTCACTGGCGACGCCACTGGATCAATGTCTGTCGATGGATCGGCGAATGCTTCAGCAGCTCTCACTCTAGCTAACTCAGGTGTAACTGCAGGATCTTATGGATCTGCAAGCGCAGTTCCAGTCATAACAGTAGACGCAAAGGGAAGAGTAACTTCTCTAAGTACTACGTCTGTTGCAGGTATATCAAACACTGGTTTTAATTCAACGACAGGCACACTATCGATTAGTACTTCAGCTGGTACTACCTATGTCGAAGATCTTGGAATAGGTACTTCTGATACTCCAACATTTGCTGGCATTTTCACAACTGGTAATGCAATAATCGGCGGAGTTTTAGCAGTTTCTGGTGAATTCAATAGTATTGGTATAGACGATAATTCTACACAGACGTCTATCATACTGCAACCAGGTAGTGCCACTAATATAACTTTTAATGCAACTGAGTTCTTTGGTTCAGCTTCTGCTACAAGTGGGACATTCAATTTATTCAACAGAGCGAGTGACGCCTCTGGAAATTACAATGGTCCTTCGACAGTAAATGCTTTTAGAGGTGCGACAGCTGTAACCATTGGTGCTGATAACGGAACTTTGACAGCAGCTAATAATTTGACTGTAACTGGTACAACTACATTAAATTCTATCAATCAAAAATCCGGCGCTAACACTATAGCAAATCAGGCAGTAATTCGAGCAACTGTAGCGACAACTGCTCAGACTGCTGTTGATACTTTCTCAGCAGCAACTTATAGATCTGCAAAATACATTGTTCAAATAACACAGGGAACAAACTATCAGTCTTCAGAGATAATGATACTTCATGATGGCACTACAACATCCACTGCAGAATACGCAATGATGAATACCGGTGGAACACTTGGAACTTTTAGTAGTGACATCAGTGGAGGAAACGTAAGACTCTTAGTTACGATGGCTTCGGGAACATCAGCAACTATAAATATATCAAGAACGACTATCGTCGTATAATTAACTCGTGGATAGGGAAACGAGATGGCCAATGAATTCGTAGTCAAGAATGGGCTGATTACGCCCACAGTGCAGCTGCCTGGAGCAACTTCAGGCTCAATCACAATATCAGCCCCAGCCGTAGCAGGAACCACCACGATCGCGCTACCAGCGACCGCAGGTACGATCGTTACGACTGGTGATACTGGAACCGTCACCAACACAATGTTGGCGGGGTCTATTGCTAATAACAAATTAGTAAATTCGACTATATCGGGTACAGCGCTTGGATCTACTTTACCAACGCTAACTCTTTCAGTTTCTGGTACTGGATTAGCAGGATCGGCGACCTACAACGCCACCGGTGCTGCAACGTTCACAGTAACAAGTAATGCGACAAGTGCAAACACAGCATCTACGATTGTGTCAAGAGACTCGTCAGGTAATTTTGTTGCAGGTACGATCACAGCAGCTTTAGTTGGTAATGCTTCGACAGCTACTACACTTCAAACTGCACGAACTATTTCCCTATCAGGCGATGTAGTTGGAAGTGTGTCTTTCGACGGTAGCGGAAATGCAAATATTGCAACAACTATTCAAGCCGATTCAGTAGCTCTTGGAACAGATACGACTGGTAACTATGTAGCTACTGTTGCTGTTTCAGGCACTGGCTTATCTGTTACTGGATCAGGATCTGAGACAGCAGCAGTTACTATCACATCAAATGCGACAAACGCCAATACTGCGTCTACTATCGTTGCTCGCGATGCATCAGGTAATTTCACTGCAGGAACTATTACAGCAGCACTAAGCGGTAATGCAACTACTGCAAGTGCACTTCAGACAGCACGAACAATAAGTCTAACCGGTGATGTTACAGGAAGTGTGTCATTTGACGGATCAGGAAATGCTGCGATCTCAACGACTATTCAGCCCGACTCTGTCGCACTAGGCACAGACACCACCGGCAACTACATGGTGAACGTGACTGGAGGAACAGGTGTTTCTGTATCACACACTCAGGGTGAAGGTTCTACTGCTACGGTTTCTATTGGCCAAGCAGTTGGAACAACCGACAATGTAACTTTTAACAACGTTACGGTTAATGGCACACTTACTTCAGATGATATCACCAGTGCAAACATTAGTGTTACCGGTAACGCAACGATCACTGGCAACCTTACAGTAAGTGGGACTACAACTACAGTTAATTCTACGACTGTCGCACTTGCAGATTTAAATTTAGAATTAGCACGCAATGCTGCAAATGCTGCCCAAGCAAATGGTGCAGGTATTACAGTTACAGGTCCTACGACCGCGGCTACTTTCACGTATACGTCAGCAGATGATCGCTGGAATCTAAATAAGAATCTAAACGTCACTACAGTGTTTGGTGCACTGAGTGGCAATGCTTCAACTGCTAGCACGCTTCAGACTGCCCGTACTATTGCTCTAAGTGGAGATGTTGCTGGCAGTGTATCCTTCAATGGATCTTCTGATGTAACTATAAGCACTACGATTCAGCCGAACAGTGTCGCTCTTGGTACTGACACTACCGGTAACTACATGATAGATGTTACTGCGGGTGGTGGAATAACTATCTCTCACACTCAAGGTGAGGGTTCTACCGCCACAATATCACACACTGATACAAGTTCAGTTGGTAATTTATCAAGTGATAATTCAGGTAACACATTTATTCAAGACATCAGCTTTACATTTGATACGTATGGTCACGTAACAGGTGCCTCAGTTGCTACTGGAACAGTCGTTGAAGCTGATACTCTTGCAACTGTAACTGCACGAGGAAATAGTACAAGCACATCTTTAGCATTGACTGGAACAAATCCTATTTCGCTGCAGGGCAATTCTAATAACGCAACGTATACACAAAGTGTAATATACGCAAATCAAAATAATACGTCAGCAAATGATTCGAATGGTATATTCATTGAGCGTGGTAGAATAACAGACAGTGCTTCTGCAGAAATACGCAATTTTGTTATAGGTGCTCGCGGTGGGCAAATTCAATGGAAATTAGATGGGTCTGGTAATACATCGCAAACAGGATATGCAAGTCTTACTTCTAACAGTGCACAATTAAGATTATCCCGAACAGATGCTTCTGGCCCAGCGTGGTCATTTTATAGTTGGGCTTCAGGATTAAATATTTTTCCAGCAACTGCCTCTACAATTTGGATTGGACGAGATGGTGGCAATACTGATATGCAGTTGCATAATGGAAATCTATATGCTCCTATAATGTATGACACTAATAACACTTCTTATTACGTAGATCCAAATTCGGGTACTAGCGCATATCTCGCCGGTATAGTAAAAACAAATAACGAGCGATTAGTACTTCGTGATGATTCTATTGAAGTACACGCTACTGATAATGATACTGCCGGTATTGCAATGAATTATTATGGTTATGCAAGTGGCACTACGAGATTTCGAAACTTCAATGTATATGATGGAAAAGGAAATAATAGATTAAATGTTTATGGCCAAAATAATTATACACAAGCGACTGGAAGTTTAAGAGCTCCTTTATTTTATGATTCAGATAACACCGCATACTACACAGATCCAAACACTGCAACATCTGCGAATTTTTATGGATCAGTAAATGCTGCTACGTATAATCTTGCAGGATTATTAGTTAATGCAAGCGGAAGTGCTTCTACTGGAGGCGCTATCGCTATTCAGCAAGTAACATCTGAAGGTTGGACAGGCATATTTGCAGATTATGAACCATATACTGGATGGGGATTATGGCACGACAATCCAAATAATTATTTCTTAATAACTGCTGAAAGCGATACAGGTAATATTGCTTCAAACAGTGTTCCTTCTCGTTCGTCAGGAAATAGAACTGCATATACTAAATTTAGGTTTCAACAAGGAGACGCCATTGGTATTGCTGGAGGATCTTGGCGAGCACCTATATTCTATGATTCTAATGATACAACGTATTACTTAGATCCAAACGGCAAAAGTGAATTAAACTCACTTGATTTGGGGTACACTAGCGGACAAGTATACAACACTGCTGGACAAGGTACACTATTCTTTAATAATCACGGCGAAAGTGATATTCAAGGATATTCTATTGGAACTACGCTAGAAAATTATGGTGGTAACTATACAAAACTAACTTTAGATTGGCACACTGGCATTAAAATAGGTGCTTGGTATGGTTATGGCGGTATACGGTTCTATAATAATTCTATTAAATATTATGGAGGAAGTGAAGTATTTTCTATTGCTAAAGGTGACAATCATGTAAGAGTAGAAAACAATCTATATGCACCGATACTTTATGATTTGAATAATACTGGTTATTATGTAGATCCAGCAAGTACGGATTACTCTGCTAGATTGGCAGGAAATCTTTATTTCACTAGTTACCCAAAAATTGGTATTGAAGATGCCGGAATGGATTGTTATCTGTATATAACAGATCAGAATCCTACTATCGATGGCATAGGGTATGGTGGTGAATTTTATTTTTATGGTGATAAATCTATTTCGTCATCGTATTTAAATTTTGGAGGGGCAATAGTTGAAAATATACTAAGAGCAAATAGTTCTTTACGAGCACCAATATTCTATGATTCAAATAATACGAATTATTATGTAGATCCAGCAAGTACTAGTATAACAAATGTTTTCAAAGCTAATTATTTTTGTGGATTAGAT